AGACCGAAGGCGAATAGCGCGATGTCGGGCGCGTCCGTTGCGGCAAGCGTGCCGCTCGTGCTGATCGTTCCGGCCAACGCCACGGCATCCGGCGCGTCAGTGGCGGCAAGCGCACCTGCGGCAACGAGCCCGCCGACGAACGCGGCAGCATCGGCGGCTTCCGTTGCCGTCAGCTGGCCCGATGCAATCTGTTGACCGGCGAGCGCGGCGGTGTCGGCGGCTTCGGTTGCGGCGAGCGTGCCTGTTGTTTGTGCCAGCCCATCCAAAAGCGCGGCGTCGGGCGCTTCGACGACTGCAAGGATGCCGGTGACCGGCGCAAGGATTGCGACGAACGCCGCCGCATCCGGTTGTTCGGTCGCGGCCAGCGTGCCGGTTGCAACGCTTGCGGCGACGGTCCCGGCCAGCGCCGCCGTGTCGGGCGCTTCGGTCGCGGCCAGCGGGCCATTGCTGCCGCTGTAGTAGGCGCGCGTCGGCGGTGTGAAGGTCGTGGACCAGCGGGCGATGTTGCTGATGCGGAATTCGTCAACGAAGCCGTTGAAATACGAAGTGATGCCAGCGCCGTTCGCCCCGACCGCCAGCACGCCAGCCGAGGTATGGACCGGCGAACTCGCCCAAGTGACATCCGGGCCTTCCTGCACGCCGTCCAGAAACAGCTTCATTACAGTGCCGACGCGGACCACGGCGGCATGATGCCATGCGCCTGCCGCGAGCACCGTGACGCCGCCGACCGGCGTATAAATCGTCCCGTTTGCGGAAAAATAGCCCGTCAGTTTTGAATTGTAGATTCCGATTTCAAACGACAGATCGGTGCCGGTTTGATTGCGCTGGCCGCAGGCTGACATCGGGCCAATGTCGGCGCTGATATAGAACCAGAAATCAACCGTGAAGTCGGCAGCGCCGAATGCAAAGTCGGCGTGAGCCGGGGTGTCGGCGCGCGCCGCCGAGGCCGCGACCGCATTGTAGGACGAGCCGCCAAACTTTTTCTGCGCCGTCGAAATTGCGCCGCCGTGATTTGTCCAGACGTGCGCCGACCCGCCAAGGTTCGTGTCCGCAATGACGGTCGAACCGTTCGCGCCGTCAAGGTGCAACAGAACTTTCGTGAAGGCATCGTTCGCCAACGCGGATGATGCCCTGACGGATGCGGTGTCGGGCAGTTCGGATGCTGCCAGTGTGCCGGTTGGCGGTGGCCCCGCATAAGGTGCGGTCGGCGGCGTAAAATTTCCGGTCCAGCGGGCGACGCCTTTTGAAATGCGGATTTCGTCGAAAAGGTACGGGCCAGAACTACCGGCAGAACTGCTGCCCGCAATGGACAGAAGATTCGTGTTTGCCCAAAATCCCAGCGCCGTGGTGATCGTGGTGCCGGATGCCACGCCATTGATGTACGGCTGGATGGTGTTGCCGTTGCGGACAAGGGCAACGTGCGTCCACACACTTAATGGGATTGTGCCGAGCGGCGAGGCGCTTGCGATGTCCCATGTCGATCCGTTCGACGACCCGTACCAAGCCCCGACGCCACTGCCGGTGTCGTACAGGATGAACGGGGCGAATTCCGCGTCACTCGCCCGCTTCGCTATCAGAACGGTTGTCGGGTTCGATGCGCGGTAGCACCAGAAATCGATTGTGAAATTGCCAGTGCCGAAATCAAAATCGGTGCTGTTCGGCGTCGTGATCCGGTCGGTGCCGGTGAAGCCGGTATTGAGGCAACCACTGCCGAACTTCTGATTTGTGTTGATAACAACCGCGCTGCTTTGCAGCGTGAACACATGCGGCGTTGCGCCCAAACAACTGTCCGTCACGTCGCCATCGAAGTGCAGCAGAAGTTTTGTAAAGGCGTCGTTCGTCAGCGCCGACGATACGTTGACCAGCGCGGTGTCGGGCAGTTCGGTTGCGGCCAGCGTGTCGGTGAAGTCGTAGGTGATTTGCCCTACAGCAAAGCGGCCAAGTGCATCAAAGTCCGGCATTTACAAATACTGACCGCCGATGGTCGCGCTCCCTGCCACAGAACCGGGGAAATAATTTGCGCCACCGCCAGCGACATAAATTGAGGAATTGATGTAGGACGAGTAGCGCGTCCCTGTTGCGCCCGTCCCGGCGAAGGTCTGCCCGCCGAACAGGATCAGGGATTGAGTCGAGGCGAAGGCGAAGGCTTGCACGAACGCGGGCGTGCCCGATGTCGTGATCGTCAGGCCCGAATTGGAAGTAATATAGCCGCCGTTGTAGGCGTACAGGTGCGCCCATCCGCCGCCCGAAATCGTGTAGTTGCCGATCACATTGACCGACGCGCCGACCGAAGAACCAATATGCGCGTAGCCAGCGGCGACCGCGCCGAAATCGACTTTGTTGAGGGTGATGGCCGTCGCATTTTGCGCGTTGACACCGTAACCGCTTGTCGCGGTTTGCAGCTTCATCCCGGCGAGCGCCCAAGCACCGACACCGAACGCCGCGAAGCAGTCGTCGGCGGTCGCACTGACAATCACGTTCGCGGGCGTCGTTAAATTGCCCTGAATCGTAATCGGGCCAGCGCCGACATATTTCCTTAGATCAATGCCTTCGGCATAAGTGCCGTCCGCAACAGAAATGACGAGCGAATAGATCGACAGATCAAGTGCGCAAGCCGCGTCGACGGCTTTTTGAATTGTGCGGAACGCGCCCGCCGTTGTGTTGTAAAGACCGGAATTTGCGTCATTGCCATCGGTGCGGACATAAAGGGTGCGTTGCGCTGTGATTTTTTCGCGGAAGCCTTCGGCCACGGCCACAAGGCCGACGCGCGGCGCGACGGTGAAGCTGACCTTCGCGCCGGTCGATGACAGGATGATCCCACTACGCGCCAGCACCGTGCCATTGCCGGAAAAAACGCCGACGCCGATTTCCCATTGCGACAAGTCGGCGCTTTCGGCGCGGTAGTAGTACGACAAGCCGTCCCTGACGCCGGACACCGCAGGTGACGCATAGCCCGTGACGGCTGCCGAATAGGTAAAGTCCGTTGTCCCGCCCGCAGTCGGGACAAATTTGCAGGCGTTGGCGTAGGCCATCGCGGTCAGGCCGCGTGCGTGATTGTGCCGGACGTGATCGTCACGGTTTGCCCGGCGCTGATCGCAACCGAATTGAGCTGGATGTCGCCCGTGCCGACGCCGACCGTGAGGCCGTTCACCACCACGTCGCCGTTGCTCGCCTTGATGCGCGCGACCGCAGCGGTGCCGGTGTTGTCGGCGGACGTGTCGCTGATCGGCACACCGGCCAGCGTGATGACGCCAGCGGCTTCGGTGAATGACGGCTTGGCCAGCGGGATCGTCGCCAGCACCGCCGCATAGGCCGCGCTGCAAATTTCCAGCGTGCCAGCGGTGCCGATGTCGATGCGGTCGATGACCGCTTGCATGCGCGCCGATTTCAGGTTTGCAATGTAATTGACGGCCATGATGGCGACTCCTGTTTATGCCCCGCCGGGGGGCTTGTCGGGTGCGGCTGGATCGACGGGCTGATCCATTGGTTGCCCGGTCGACGGATCGAGATTGACGCCGACCAGTGACGACTTCGCGCCAATCGGGTCGGGCAGGTCCAAGTCCTTGCGCTTCTGCATTTCGCGCGCGCGTTGTTCGTAAATGTCTTCCCAATCCTCGCCGAGTTCGTTGCAAATCCATTCGTCGGTGACGACGCCCATGGCGCGCAACGTTTCGACGGCTTTGGCAAACTTGTAATCGTCGGCCTGCGGCTTCGCCGGTCCGCGCCAGTGGCAGCGCGTGGCGGCGCTTCGATTCTCGATGTAGCCGTCGACGCCACCGGGGAACGGCGTCCAGCCTTTTTCGATGTCTTCCTCAAGCCATGCTTCGAAGATCGGATTGAGGAACGGCCCGACAATGTTCACGCGGCGATAGATCGTGATCATCCACATTGCGGATGTCGCCATGCGCACGCTCGAATACGATGCGTTTGCATAATCGCCAGTGAAGTCTTCGTAAGTCAGGCCGAGACAGCGCGCGACTTCGCGCAACAGGAATTTTGCGAAGTTCTCGTAAGTGGCATTCGGGTGCTGGCTGGCGTGGAAGTCGAGTTCATCGCCGGGCGCAAGGTGCGCGATTTTTCCGTGACGGCCCAAATCGATTTGCGTGTTGTCGTACCAGCCTTGCCGCATGAGCAGCATGGATTCGAACGGCGTCGGCACTTGGCCCGCCGTGCCGGATTTCGACGCGGCTTGCTCGACCAAATCCTGAAACGCCTGCAAGGTCTCTTCGGTCGGTTCGGGGGATTTGACCGTGGCCGCGAAAATCGTTTGCAGCAGCGCCGATGTCAGCGTGGCGTCGGCGAGCTGATCGAACTGGCGCATGACCCGCAGCGCGGGCGTGATCGGCGGGATGCCGCGCATTTGTCCGGGTTGCCCGTCGAACACATGCACAACCT